ACGTCCAATGTTCCGTTGACTGTTACGTTAGTAAATGTAGATGTACCAGAACTTGCAGTTACGTTACCACTAACATCACCGCTAATGTCACCTGTAATATCGCCAGTTATATCTCCTGTGATGTTACCTTGCAAGTTACCAACAAAGCCAGAGCTTGCTGTAATAGTTGTACCTGTTATAGCAGCAGCACTATTAGCCCCAATAATAGCACCATCAATAGCACCACCATTAATATCAACAGTTGCTAATGTTGCTTGTCCAGATGTAGAAACAGTTGTAAAGCTACCTGCTGCAGCACTAGAAGCACCAATAATTGTACCATCTATGTTACCACCATTTATGTCTGCAGTTGCTACTGTTGTAGTTCCTGTAGCGGTTAGTGCAGTGAATGTACCTGCTGCTGCTGTTGAAGCACCTATTATAGTGCCGTCAATATTACCACCGTTTACATCTGCTGTAGTTACTGTAGTTGTTCCTGTAGCGGTAAGGTCAGTAAACGTGGCTGCACCTGCAGATGCTGCACCTATCGTTGCACCGTCTATTGCACCACCGTTAATATCTATGTTAGAAAATGTAGCTGCTCCAGTTACTGTAACAGAATCAATGTAGCCTACACCATCAACATAAAGGTCTTTAAATTTAAGTGAAGATGAACCAATGTCAATGTCATCGTCAGTTACAGGAACAATAGCACCGTCTTGTATACGTACTTGCTCTACTGCAGATCCACCTACTTCACTAAAGAAACCTACTCTATTGTTAGTAGTATCTATTACAACTTTGTTTAGTGCATCGCTGTCAGCTATTAGAGGTACGTAGCCACCTTCAGTAGAACTACCATCGTGCTTGTGTCCAGTAGCTAAAGCAAAAGTATCTCGTAGAGCATTGTACTCTGCGTTTACTGGTGCAGCCTTAATAACCGCATTAGCGATAATGTCTGCTGCTGATTGTCTTGAATAACCTGCCATTTAAAGTCTATCCCCCACGCCAAACGTCACAACTAGCCCTTGAATACTGTGTGATGCACTGGTGTCATTAGTAACATATTTAAAAGAAACTGATCTACCTGAACCCGAAATATTAGTACGTTGTACTGGTGATGGATTACCATCAAATATAGCTGTGCTATTATATGTTGCTTCGTTATAATATGCAGCAGCACCTGTTGTTGATAAGTTAAAGTTAGTTGGGTTTAACGTGTCTACATCTTCGTAGTCATACACAGCCGACATAACAATAGAGTTATCACCTTCAGAACGTAAGTAAGTAGCTACACTATAAAATATTTTTCTTTGTTCTGGGTCTTGTAAGTAATAGTAAGGAGTTTGAAAAATACTAAATATTGAATTACCTGCAAAATTATTACCCACTTCTTGTTGCTGTACCTTACCTGCTGAAGTACCATGTATAACAATTTCGTTTTGTCCTATGTAACCACTAGCTGCACACGTAGCTGTAATACCTAGCATCTGACTGTACTCAAACTGTAGACCGTTAGGTGTTTGTCTAAAACCGCCTATAATACCTTGAGTGTCACTACCTGCAAAGAAATACCTAAACTGTGTTTTTTGTCTTATTACAACAGCGTTAAGGCCTTCAAGGTCAATATCAAAAATGATGTCTGTAAAAATAGATTGTATGTCTTTTGATATTGTTTCAAGATTAACATCTCCTATCTTGTCTGTACCAGATATAGGGCGTAGACCATCTTGTGATAAGAATAATAAGTCACCACCAATTTCTATAACACTGTCTGTAGCTAGGCATCCTAAGTCATCAGTAACAGTTTGTAGTACAAAGTTAGCTAGTGCAGTACCACCTAATTTTTTGATGTTTGTGTTACCAAATATAAANAGTTCGTTCCTAAATGATTTGATAGCAACTATAGGAAAACCTACATTTATGACACCTGCACCGTTACTTGANGCAAAATCTGTTTCTGCNAGTGGAGCACTAAAAAAGAGTTTAGTNGGGTGTGCAGGATCTCCTGCTAAGAATAAATGATTTTGGAATATTGCAGAAAACTTAGGATCAGTAGGAGCACTGCTATGAGTAATCTGTGTGTAAGTTGTACCATCATAAGTAGCTGCAGGATTTATACCGTCTGTTAAAACTACTTTTGGTGTAGCAAAGTTAAGTCTAGAGAATCTAACTTTTGTCACCCCTACCATTGTAGGTGAACCTGCAGTTGTTACAGCATCCCAAGCTGAACTAGAGGTATTCCATTTGTGTAAGTAGTTATTACCTGATGAAGGTTTTCTACAAGCTAGTATGCCATCGTTTATACCGTCAGCTACAACTACACCTAGCACACTTCCTGTGCCTGTAACTGTACCGTAGTTATTAGCAAACCCACTTATCTTTCTGTAGCCGCCAGTAACAGCAGGTTCGTAATTAATTAAAGATATAGCAGATCCAGGTTGTGTCTCACCCTGAGATAAAACATCTCTGCTCGTATTTAAACCACCTTGTGCAAAGACTTTAAAGGAGGCTAGATTATCAGCCATTAGAGCACTCTTCCTAGCACTTGGTTAGAAGAGTTTATTCTGTCTACTACTGTTGATCTTACTCTTAGAGGTTCGTCAACAAGAACTCTTCTCATTAACTTTATACCATCTTCAAAATTGTTTTGGTGCATTGCAGCACTCTGTTCATTAGATCTAAACCTCATCATGTACATCATAGCACCATCAATAAGAACGTGTTTAAACCTGTCAGGTATTATTGCTGTGTCGTTAAAAGCTGATAAGTCAGCAGGAAACTTGTAGTACACATATTCTATTTCGTAGGAGTTGTCAGGAATAGGTGTGACTCCAAACTTTAGTTCGTCAGTTTGATAGATTAGAGTTGGAGAAGATATTCCTGCTTGGTCTCCTGTATCATCAAAGTGTCTGTATCTCTGAATGTACTCTTCATAACTAACAGAAGGAAGGTGCATTGGAGTATTGTCTACTGATGTTAATTTTTTAATGTAGAAGGTTTCCCAATCAGCACCAGAATAATCAGCAGGAAAATCGTATTGCCTAGTTCCTGCTGTTAGTGTTTGTGTTTGTGTTGTTTTTAAAAATGGGAACTCTTGTCCTGTCTGAATGATGTTTCTAATGGCGTTATTTATTGCGTCTTTAGCTAAAGCTTGAACGTTACGTACTGTATCAAAGCCATCACCGGAAGTATCAAGTGTGACCTCGTTAAGTCTACGTAACAATTCGTTAACTAGAACAACATATGTAGCCATTACAAAAATCCTTTAGATAAGCTAAAGGGGCAAGTCTCCCTGCCCCTAAAGTTTTATTTATGCAAGTGTGTCACGGTCTACTTCTTGAGCAGTACCGTCCTTACCCATATCTGTGCAATCCATCATCCATGCCCAAATTCGGATCTTGCCTGTAGTAACAGCACCACCAGACAATGTTGCAATTGTCATGTCAATGTTGTCATCAGCTACAGCCATTAATGGTTGGAAAGCCGCAGGGTTCTGTGCAACTACTGCTGCAGCAGATGTTCCATCAAATCCATCTACAAAACAATCGGCATCAGCCCCTGTTCCTAGATCTAGAGTTAATGTAGAACCGTCAGAAGCTGTATCAACTTCCATACCTGCGTTAAGGATCATAGTTCCTTTTTTGACAGCAATTACTGGAACGACATCAGATGCTGCAAGAGCAGAACCTTTGTCAGACAAAGCAGTTGCTAAATTCAAAACAGTTTGAACCATGTAGGGTTTTCTACCTGGGTTGCTGTTTGCTCCCCTTGCAGATTGAAGTGTATTATCACCTAAAGCCATAATTCAATCTCCCCTTACGCTGCGTTATATTTAGCAGTTACGATTGCTTCTGGACGAAGAATCTTTCTGCCGTATAGATGCATACCACGAACAATGTCAGCAAAGCTGTCAGGGTCACGGTAAGTTTCAGTCTTGCTGATCTGCTCCGCTGTTGCTACTGCAGAATCATGACCTGCAACGATCACACCATAGTTAGTATTCTGGTTTGCAGTACCTGTAGTTCCTGAACCTGTTCCTACTGAAGGAAGGTTTGAGGAAGTATACAGTCTAAAACCGTGAATATTATTTAGGACTAGACCATTACGTAGAGCACCTGATTCACCATAGTCAGAATTTAAGAATCGAGAATCCTCGTCTGCCATGATTTCCATAAACACAGGGTCAACTACAAGCCATCTACCTTGTGAGTCAACTTGCTGTTGATCCAACAAACGCTTCATGCGTGATATAATCATCGCAGGAGAAACAGTTGCTGTTGGTAGTGCTGTTGCACCTGGTAAACGTGCTGCTACAGGTACTGAGTGATCTGCTGCAGAACTAGTTGTGATGTTACCAAATGAAGACTTGATAAGTTTCATTGAAGATAACAACTCGTCTGAACCTGCTGTTGCTACAGCTTTTGAACCATTTGTTTGGTCATTGACTGTATCAGCGTCAGCATGTAAAGCAGACTGTTTAAAACCTGATAGATAACCAAGAACTTCTTGGTCATGCTGATCAGCTAAACGGTATGCTGCACGATCAGTTGCAAGTTGCATGAAATTTGCGTGACTATGCGCCTCTTCGATATCATCGATCTTAAAAGCATAGTAGTTCGCTTTATCTACAACTAGAGAAAAATCCTCATCGTCAAGATCTTGCGCTGCAACCTGTGTACCCCTAGCATAAGACGACACAGAAATTTCAGGTTCTTTGATGATTTTCACCGTATCACCTTGGGCAGAAATCTCCCCAAAATAATCAGAGTTGGTTATATCACCACATACTGTACTCTTGCGAAAAGCAAGCTGTACCTTTTTGGAGTATATGATACTGGAAAAGTTACCGTTAGGTAAGTTACCGTATCCTCCTGCTGTTGAAAAAGCCATTGTTAATCCTCCTGATATTTGGCTTAAAAAATAAAGCTAAACACCTTTAAAGAGGCTGACGTTCTAGGGTAACACGTAGGTGGGCCTATACTTGTGCAGGTAAGTCTTTGTGTAGTTTATGCTTTTGCTTGGAAAGTATCTTTGAAGGTAGTCCATAAAGGAGGCTTCAATACAGATACATGTAGTTATATAGAAGACTTTTAAACTGTCAACTACTTAGATACATCATAGATAAATTTACCTTTTTTCATTGCTTCAGCAATTTCATCCTGACGTTCCTCAAACTCCTTTGTTGACATTCTAGCTACGTCAGACTCTTTTATTTGACCTGAAGTACCTTTGTCATCAATAGAAGCACGAGTTCCTTTGGTAATGGTAGAAGCTGCAGCTTTTTTGCTATCACGCTTGTCTGCTATACTAATACCTTTATCAACCTTGTATAAATCAATAACACGAACAACTGAAGCAGGATCATCTGAGTTTTCATACAGTGCATCCTTAACCCACTTGGGTTGTACATCTACCCAGTTGTGAAACTCTTCTGAAGCTTTTAATTCGTCAAAGTCATCATGAGACTTACGTATGACGTTCTCAGCTTTTAATCTTAGAGCTTCTGTGTGTGCATCATCTAATTCTTTTAATCTTGATTCAGCTTTACTAAATAATTGTTTAGCTTTTTCTTCGGCAATCTTGTTAAAGATACCTGCTACATCAGGATATTTTTTTGCCCACTCATCAATCTCTTCAGGAGTTTTTGGCGGGATTATTGTGTCTGTTGCCTTACGGCTCTCAAGAGCTTGGATTCTTTCGTTCCACTCTTTTTCTTTGTCTTGCATATGTCTACGCAAGTCACCGTAACGTTTCTTAAAAGACTTCTCTTCAGCAGTTAACTCTGAATCATCTTCTTGTGTTTCGGTTTCCTCTGTGGCTTCTTCTTGTTTGGGATCGCTTTTTGTTTGAACTTCGGTGTCCTCAGTATCCTCGCCACTGGGTTTATCTTCAGCAACTTCTTCACCTCGAGCCTCTGCTTCTAACCTAGCAATTTCTTTTTCTTCTTCTTCAATAAGTTTTTGTTTTTTTGAGTGGTTGAATCCACGATCTACAAAACCTGCTGTTTTAGGTTTTTTCATTTCAGTTAATTCAGGCATATTTTTTCCTTTTCTGTTGGGGTCAGCCGTAGCTGAGTAGCCTTATAATTATTTATTTGCCTTTCTTTTTCTTCCTTTGCATCAGTCCACCTTTGTTTAAACTCATTGTACCAGAAGGATTTTGACTTGATGCTGAAAGTGATGTTTCTAATTGAGATATATTATCTGCTGTTTCACCTGGAGTAGATGAGCTTGCTATAATGTTATCTTTTTCTTTCTGTAAATCTTTTAATATGTTTGCTGCAGTTGGTGCAGGTGGATCATCATCATTAGAACTACTAGAACCACCACCATCAGAATCATCATCTTTAGGTGTAGTTGGAACAAAAGGTTTTCCTGTATCTGGGTCAGTCCAAACACTAGATTTAGGTTTAACTATATTTTTATCTTTGATGCCAAAGATACTGTCTGCTAAGTCTTTGTCTTTTTGAAGAGCAGAAAATCGTGAAGTTCCATTCATACCACCTTCAGGAACAAACCCTAATAAAGAGTTTTGTTCTACTGCTAGTCTTGCTTCTTTTCTGAGGGCTTCTGCTAGATCATCATTTTCTTCTCCACCTCGAGCCTCTGCAAGAAGTGCTAAGGCTCTGGTTTGAGAAACAGATACACCAAGCTCTAAAACGCTTTTATCTTCATCTCTTAAATTTTCTTTTGCCCATTCTAAAGGATTTGTAATTTCTCTTGCCCAATCGTTAGGATCTGGGGGATCTATGTTACCACCTCCACCTCCTCCACCGCCTCCTCCTTTAGGAGCACCCTTGATGGCTTCTGCTAGTCCAGGTGAACCCATTAAGTAATAAGGTGGTCTAGTATATTTAGAGTCAGCAGCAGGTGTTACTGTACCATCTACATACGTAACAATCCTTGTGTCAGAAGTGTTATCTGCGTTAACATATGTTTTAGTTGAGGTAACACTAGTAGGTTTCTGAGTAGGCTGTTGAAACTGGCTGAACCCTACAGTTGAAAAGTTCATAGGAGCAAACGTATTTTGTGTAGCTTGTCCTGTTGTTGCTGTGTTTGTACCTGTTTGAGATTGTTGACCTAACATAGCAGGACCAGTGTTAGCAGCTACAGGTTGTGCAGGTGGAGAACCTGCCATAGGTTTACCACTCATGTTCTGTTGTACTTGTTGAGGAGACATTGGATCACCACCAATTCTACCTGTGTTTTCCATAGTCTGTAGACCAGACTTTGCTTGGTTACGTAAACCTTCAAAAAAGTTTACACCATAAAATCTAAGAACATCAGCAGGAATAACATATTCACCTTCGGATAACATGGCAGGAATATCATCTCGTACTTCTTTGGCTAAAGAGCCTGGAGGAACTTCGTTTCCTGATACTGGATCTACGTCCATACCATCATCTGCTATTCCACCTTCATCCATGAATGCCATTTGCATTTGATCGTCCATTACTGCCC